TGCGGATCGGCTCAAGTCTGGTTTACGCTGCCATTCACCAGTTTGGTGGGGATGCTGGCCGGGGCAATAAGGTCAATATTCCGGCGCGACCTTATCTTGGGCTGTCCGCAGCCGATGAGGAAGAGGTGGTGGCGATTGCGGAGGAGTGGATGTCGGTGGAATAATGTAATTTTTACAATACATTATCTCAACCCCTCCGACACTTGTCGACATTGCAAAATCACAACTCTACCCGTGAAAAATGAGGAAAGATGCGGTAAAACTGTTTAAACGACACGAATGGGTCCTGACCCATCTCAGATTTCGGAAGGGCAAATCCAAGTTTATCTTGCGGATCGTCGCACGATTCCATGGTGAGCCGCTCTAACGTTGAAAGTGCGGGTAAGTCCACAACCAAAGGCGCGTCCGGCTTTGAAACGTATTCCCATTTATCAACAATGTTCTCAATGGCATTGTCGTCTTTAGCGCAGACTATGAGCGTAGCGGTGACCATTGGCTGGCCATCAGCGTAATGCGTCGCGAGGACCCACACCACTCTCCGATCAGGCAGGCTAAGCATTTCTTTCTCGACCGCCAATTTCAATGTCTTCAACAGGCTCACACCAAATAATTTTCGAGTCATTTCCTCTGGTTTGAGATCGCTTGGAAACAGTCCTCCTAGTTTTTCACGCAGGCGATCAAGTCGCCATTCCTCAAGTGTTTTCTTATTTGGCTCGGCACGAGTACCATTTGCTTTTAGCGTGGTTGTTTCGTTCTTATCAGGCTTCCCTAAAGATTCGGGATTTGCGTTTAACGTTATTCGCAATATGCTGTTGATAGGTACTTCGATAACAGTCCTTGAAAATCGCTCGATTTGAGCAATGATTCCACTAGGCATCGTGTAATCGAACCAAATTACCACGGGCTTGTTAAACTCAGCGCCATCGATATAATCTTCAAGAGTATTATGAACACATTTTATTCTGTCTATCGGCCTATTAAAAATTTGCCTCTTATGTACTTTTTCTTCAGATTCCACACATATTAAATCGCTTATGCCCAAGCGAGCATGAATTAACCGAAAGTCCTCAAGGAAGGGTCCCCCAAGGCCGATGTAGCGATATGTCTCCAAATGTAAAGCAGCGGAAATACGAGACAGAAGTCCCAAAAAAAGCTCGCGGTCAACGGCTTTATTTGGTCGCAGTCGATAAGGAAGAGAAGAGCCTTTTGTCATTTCTCAGTCTCTTCACGCAACTTTGCATCCTGAAGCGCCAAATCGAAACATTTATCTCCAACAATTGCAGGAGATTCATCACTTGAGTCAAAAAGTGATTGCGAAACGATCCTTATTTCTTCCACAGGTCGTGAGAAAACTATCCTTCTTGACGACGGTTTTTGCGTCGGAGGCCTAGGAATATCATTTTGTTTTTTAGGATTGTATTCAATATAGTCTGTTGTCTTCTTTGCAGAAGGTCGCTCAGCTATCGTTTCTATAGTTGCACGAAGTGCAAGCGGTCTAGCCTCATCCCATAACGGGGTTTGATCGGAACGCGGATGGTTCTTCCATTCATTGGTATAATTGATCCAAACTCGCATACCCTCTTTCATTTTCACAAGGGCTTCCAACCAAATATCAGAAGACGTATCAAGGGCACGCTTTGTGGTTGTGACTGGCAGCTTATCCGCTCTTTTTGAGCGAAATTCGACGATTCCAGTAATTATTGAGAATTGATAATGGTATAAAGGGATACTATCTCCCCAGCCTGTTAGGCGACTTTTGTCACCCACGATCACAGCCCTGTCATTGCAGAATACAGTCCATCCTGCCGTTGCGACCGAACGATCTCGTTCAAAATCCGATGATTCGTCATCGTCAGTTGCTAAACCGCGTACCGTACTCAGGCCTACTGCTATTGAAACAACTACGTCATCAATTGTCTTTTGATATACGAACGGAGCTGGTCCAGTTAAACCTTTTGTCACCAGCAATTCAACTCTAACGGGGTCTACTTTCATATCGTTGACAGTTACGCTCAGCCCGCGTTGCAAGAAGAGGGTGAAATGCTCCGCTATCGACGTGCGTAATTCATTCAAAAATGCTTCGCTTTTAAAATGTCTGCCGACCACGGGGTATAAATCACTCACGGTGACTCGCGTTCCAGGCTGACTCAATCTATCAGCACCTGAAGTCTCGACAATGGGTAATGGGTCCCAGTCCTTATTATCAAGCCAGCTTGAGCTGATTTGCACCTGAAATCCATCTTTGTCATGGAGAGTGTTAACTTGCGCCTCCCGACCCATCTTAAAAATAGCGCGCTTCATTCCCACGCCATACATGCCGATTGTTTCGCTCTCTGAATCACGCGAATCATCTGGCTCTCTGCCCATTTTGAACGCATAATTTTTAGCAACCGAGCGAGGAATACCTCCGCAGTTATCTTCAATTCGAAACGAATCTTCACTCAATATAATTGCGACAGAGTGTAGCGAATAATCAACATCACCGCCTTCTGCGGATCGCATCGCTCCGTCAAGGCAATTGTCTAGGAGGTCAAGGATAGCGTCGGCCAAGCTTATGTCGCGAGTAAGCATTGACACAAAAAATTGCTTTGTCGGAATTGCGACAGCAGCCTCGATTACTCCGTCACTCATAAGTGCCCCCATAAAATTAATGATGTGAAGCAGCTGATTGTCTTGCTTACATCAATTTGCGGAATTGCCCAACAGCAACCCAAATTCTACCCACCATCCACTTACAACTTAAACAGTCAATTAACGCCCATTAGGACTTGATACAATCCTTTCACTACGCCCAAAAATAGGCCACGGTTATCAATGACTGTGTGAGAAGCAACCATTATTCCTCTTTAATAAATTTCATTGGAAGTAGAGCAAAGCCGATTCAATAGAAATTCAAAATGACATATAAAAAATATTTGTCACAATATAAAATCAAGCAAACTGAGAAAAAATGTCCATGTTTTTAATCGAAGGAACATTTCTAATAATTGTCTTTGAGCTTAAATGTGATATGATAGTTGAACCGATCAACTCTCCCAAAGTCACAGGTACGGCGTTCCCAATCATTCGTCCCAAAGACTTAAAACGAATCGGCTGACCTTCCTTGACAAATGAATATGTTTTAGGAAATCCCTGTAAAATGGCTCCCTCACGCAATGAAATTGCTCTATTCTGCTCAGGATGCCCAAATCGACCGTTGCCAAAGCCGTAAAACTGCGTGGTTAGTGTTGGAGCGGGGTTATCCCAACTCATACGTCCGTACACACCGGGATATGTTCTGCCGGTCTCTCTCCGATGGCATTCTGCTATAAGATTCTCTGGCCAGTCGCGCCAAGTCCCACCGGGCTTGGAAGCCTGTATTCTTTCGAGGTTCAAATTGGATAGCTTTGATGTCGTGTGAAGCGGATCCAGTGGGTCAGTTTGGCCATTCTCAATAGCGACAATTTTTCCAATTGCTTCACGCACTGTTGCTGGGGTTCGCCTAGTTGGCTTTACTGCTTCAATTGGACCATGCAGAGACGCTAATAAAACCATCCGACGGCGGCTTTGGGGTAGTCCATACATGCTGCAATCAATTATGCTTTTGTGTATAAAGTAACCAAGTTCCTGCATTACATCAACAAAATCGTCGAAAACCTCATGTTTCGCAACCGATGGAACGTTTTCCATCGTCACATAATCAGGTTTCACCTCTCGTATCAGTCTGCCGAAATGATAGAGCAATCCCCATCTGGGGCTACCAATCGTTTCGTAACGATGTGCATACGTGGAGAACGGCTGGCATGGCGCGCAACCGGCGAGAACTCGAATATCAGAATTTCCGAACAATTCATTAAGATGGCCTGAAGATATATTAGCTACATCTTCTTTAATAAATTTCGCCGCGTTATTTGCCTCAAATGGATGGCGGCAATCCTCATCAACATCTACGCCTGCAACGACATTTAGACCCTGAAGCTTCAGCCCGTGCGTTAGTCCACCGGCTCCGCAAAATAGATCAACGCACGCGATGTTGGTCATTGTATAGCATTCACTTTCTTAGAGTTTTCGGAATTACCCGTACCTAATCGCCATGTTTAACGCTACATAGTTCACAATATGCACCTAATTATTGAATGCAAGCAGGGCGTTTCGCTGCAGCCGATTAGAGACTGATATCTAAGTTGTAAATATGGACGTTCGATAAAATTATCGACATTTTGCTTGTGCGGGCCGTGTGAAAGCGTCCAACTCTCTATATGATCGTGGATTGGAACGCTTTGCACGCCCCGCGTTAAACCCCCGTTAGAAACCGGCTACGGCCCCATCCAGCCCGCATCCTTGCACCACAATTGCAATGCGGGCTTGAAACTCCCCGCCAACTGTCGCATGTTGGCTTTGCGAGACGCATTGAACTGACCGGACCTGACGTCCGGTCTTTTTGTTTTGGGCAAGGCGGCATGGTGGCTTCAGATGATTTCTGGAGCCGATATGACCACCGCATCGAGCACACCCACCAAGACCACCACCGCCCGCATTGAGGTTTTCCGCCCCGGCACGTTTCAGCCGATGGAAGGGGATGCGCTCACCTATACGGCTGCCGATCTGAAGGCGGTGGCGGATGCGTATGATCCGGCAACGGCTCCGGCTCCTGTAGTGGTTGGTCATCCTTCCACTGACGCGCCCGCCTACGCCTGGGCGACGGGGTTTGATTATGACGCCAGCGAGGGGCGGCTTTATGCCACCGTGGGCGAGATTGATCCGGCTTTTTCCGAGGCTGTGAAGGCGGGGCGATATAAAAAGGTCAGCCTGTCATTCTTTCGGCCCGATCATGCGGCCAATCCGGTTCCCGGTACATGGTATCCCAAGCATATCGGCTTTCTGGGTGGTGCGGCTCCGGCGGTGTCGGGTTTGAAGAACGTCCAGTTTTCCGCCCCGGACGCCACCGTCACCGTGTCCGCTGATTTTGGCGAACGCGGCTTTGAAGACAGTGCCAGCCTGTTTCGCAGCATCCGCGATTTCCTGATTGAGAAGTTCGGCATGGATGACGCCGACAAGGCTTTGCCGTCCTACCGGATTGATTGGCTCTCTGAAGCCGAGATCGTCCCGCCCATCTCGCAGCCGTCTTTCTCCACACATCCTAACGCCCTCCCGCCCGAAAAGGAGCCTCCCACGGTGACACAGGCCAATGTGACACAGCCGAACCCGGACTTTGCCGCCCGCGAAGCCGATCTTATTGCGCGCGAGGCGCGGATTAAAGCCCGCGAACGCGAAACCATAGAGGCCGAAAACGCCTCCTTTGCCGAACAGCTCGTCGTTGAAGGTCGTTTGCTGCCAGCCTCAAAAGACAAGGTCGTCTCGATCCTCAACGCCTTGCCCTTTGATACCGCCGTGAGCTTCTCTGCTGGCGAAGCCGCTGTTCCCCTTGCTAACGCCTTGCGTGATCTTTTGGCAGCACAGCCCAAGGCCGTCTCGTTCGGGGCGCTTGATCTGCCCGAAGCCGGTGCAGATGACGCCAGCGCCTCTTTTGCCGCCGATGGCAAGCCGGTAGACCCTGCCGCCATGGAGCGCCACACCAAGGCGCTTGCCTATCAAAACCAGCACCCTGGCACGGATTATCTCGCTGCCGTCCGGGCCGTTGGTTGATCGGAGGAGTTTGACCCATGCAGTTTTTCCATTCGGTTTATAGCGACACTATCACCGCCACCACGCTGTTTGATGCCTTTGATCTGGTTGGATTTGATGATGGCAAGGTCACCATTGATGATGCGCCCGTGAAGGGTGTCGCCCAACACCCGGCCACCGAGGTCGGCCTTGATGTCGCTGCCACTCTGATCGGCACGTCCCGCGTTCGCGCCCGTGGCGTCATCACCAAAGGGAGCAAGCTGATTTCCGCCGCAAGCGGTGGCGTCAAGGCAGCGCCTGCCAATGCCGCAAACCCGTTTGCCGTGGCGCTCACCGACGCCGCCGACGGCGAATTCGTCACCATTCTCATTCGTTAGGACATTTGCCCATGACCACTCGCGCCCTGAACCAGCGAACCGCCGCTGTTGTCGATCCGATCCTGTCTACCCATGCCCGTGGCTATCGTAACTCCACGTTTATTGCCGATACCCTGTTTCCCCGTGTCACCATCCCCAGCCGCTCTATGCGGGTGCTGAAGTTCGGCAAGGAAGCATTTCGGATGATGAATACGCGCCGCGCACCGGGAACCAATAAAAAGCGCATTCAATATGGCTATGCATCTGACCCGATCAGCCTTGTGCAGGATGCATTGGAAGGTGTCGTTCCGATTGAACATCAGGAAGAGGCCCAGAATGTGCCGGGCATTGATCTGGGTGCCGGTGCGATCAACATGGTTCTCGACGTGGTGGACCTTGGCCATGAATATGAAAGCGCCAAGCTTGCCCGCAATCCCGCCAATTACGATGCCAACCACAAGCTGGCCATGACTGGTGCAGACCGTTGGTCCGATCCGGCCAGCGACCCGAAAGCAGATTTTGACGAGGCCAGAGAGACCATTCGCCGCTCGATTGGCCGTTATCCCAACACTTTGGCACTTGGCCCCAATACGGGCAATGCGCTGAAGAACCATCCCAAAATCAAGGAACAGTTCAAGTATACCGGGCGCGACTCGATCACGGCAGACATGATTGCCGCCTATTTCGACGTCAAAAAGGTGGTGATCGGTGCTGCCATCTACCTGCCGGAAACGGAGGACGATGCGGCTTTGGCCAATGATGTCTGGGGCGATGATGCCATTCTGGCCTACGTGCCGGAAGCTGGCGATAATTTTCAGGTGCCGTCGTTTGCTTATACCTATGAGCTGAAAGGCTATCCGCAGGTCGAGCAGCCGTATTTCGAGCGCAGTAACGACAGCTGGATTTACCCCACCAAGGTTGAGCGTCGCCCTTATCTGGTTGGGGCCGAAGGCGGCTTTCTGTTCCAGAATGCCGGATCAAAGTGAGGCTGATGATGAGCGAACCAAGCGTTTCCGTCACACTCACCGGTCCCGCCAAGATTGATGGCCGTCGCAAGCCTGCCGGGACCACCATTGCAGTTAGCACCACGTTGGCGCTTCAGCTCGCCGCGTCGGGCGTCATCAACCCGGAACTGGCGCAATCGCTGTCTGACGCGGTGAATGCCACGCCGTTGGAGAGTGATTTTCAGGCGGCGGTGGATGCTGCCGTGACTGAACGGCTGGCAACGCTGGATGCGAAGGCGGTTGACGAGCTGAAGGCGGCACATGAGCGGATTGCAGAACTGGAACGGCAACTGTCCGAAAAGACAAAGCCGGAAGCAGCCAAACCCGCAAAGACTGCCAAAGCCGCAGCTATCCCATAAGGCCCGTCCACACCTCCCAAGCCGGACCTTGTGCGCGGGGTGGCTGGCCACCAAGCCACCCCGTTTTCTTCCAATCAGGATCTAACCCATGCCGCGTTTTCTAACGGTTGATGATTTTACCAGTGCATTTGGCCTTGCCGAGGTTTCGCAAATTGCAGGCATTGGCAATCTGAATGATCCTGCTGGCCGCACACTCGATACCGTCAAGATCGAAACCGCCATCACATGGGCTGAGGACATTCTGATCGGCTATGCCCGCGCCCGTTACAGCAGTATCGAAACGCTGACGCCGGAAACCACCCCGCCACTGGTGAAGGGTCTCATTGCCGACGTGGCACGTTATCGTTTGCGCGACAAATCTGGTGGTCAGGGTCAAGTCTCGGAAACCGTCAAGGAACGCCATGATGCCGCCATGGCCAATATCAAGGCCGTCGCCTCTGGCAAGTTCGAACTGCCGATTGCAGGAGAGCCGGTCAATGGTGAGGCAGGGTCTGCCCGTGTTGAGGCGATCATTCCGCCGTCGCCGGTTGCCTCCATGTTGTACGGGTGGCGCTGATGGACACCAGCTTGCACACCGTTCGCCCGGCCTCTGTCATCGAACAAGTGGAAGACGCGCTTTTGACCGTGCTGGCAGAAAGTGTTTCCGGCCAATGCAAGGTGGAAGTCTTTCCCAACAATCCGGCGCAGTATGATTTCGAGGGCCTGCCTGCCGCTTTGCTGATCCATTATGCCGGGTCACGGTTTGCCCCTGCCAAGGGTCCAGCCAACACTACCCAAGCCCGCGCCATGGAATTTTCGCTGGTGCTGCTGGTTCGCTCACTTCGCGGCGAAGGCGGGGCTTACGCCCATCTCGAAGATATTCGCCTTGCCATCCAAGGCCGCAGCTTTGCAGGCGCTGGCCCTGCCACGCTCACCCGCGACCAGTTGGATGAAGAGAAAGGCGGCGTGTGGCGCTGGGAAATCCGCGCCGCCCTGCCAATCCCGGCAGTCCCCCGCAATTACCAAACGCCCGCACCGCTGATGCGACCGGGCTTTTCCACCCCCTGAAGGAACCAAAGGACATGGCAAAGACCCCGCAAGCCTCTAAGCAATCCTATCTCTATTCCGGCCCGGTCACGGCGCTCGACATCGATGGCACCAGCCGCATGTTGTTTCCCGGCACGTCTTACCGTGACCTGCCCGATGACAACGCCATCGTTCAAAACCTGATCGAACGCCGTCTGTTGGTGGCCGAGACAGGAACCGAATCCTCTGCAACAGCGCCAACCGAAGGAGCCTGATATGGCCGCAACATTCCACCACGGCCCGGAGGTCATTGAACATAAGGATGGCGTTACCGTTGTGCGTGACGTCAAATCGGCTGTGACCTACGTCAACGGCACAGCCCCGATCCATGAGGTGCATGACACCGCCATCAAACGGGCCGCTTACATCAACAATCGAGTGATTATCCGCTCCCGCGCTGAAGCTTCCGCCGCCTTTGGTCTGCATCAGGCGGGCTATACCATCCCCGCAGCACTGGACGCGATTTTTGACCAGGGCGATGGCGGCACCATCATCGTCAACAACGTTTTTGACCCAGACACCCACAAGACTGGCGCAGCACCCGACCCTTCAAAGGTCACGACACAGGACATCAACGGCACGATCACGCCTGCCGGTCTGGCAACCGGCTTTTCCGGGGCCTATGAGTGCTACAACAAGTTTGGCTATTTTCCCAAGCTGATCATTGCGCCCGGTTATTCGCCCTCAAACCTCGTTCGCACAGAGATGGATGTTGTTGCCACCCGCCTGAATGCGTTGGCAATTGCTGACTTGCCGCTGGGCCTGACGAAGCAACAGGCCGTGGAAGCACGCGGCACAAGCGGCACGGCCAACACATCCAGCGCCCGCACGGTTTTGACCTACCCCCATGTGGTGATTGAAGACACCACCGGGGCAAGCGAGACCCGGCTGGACCCGCTGTCGTCACGGCTGGCGGGCGTGATCATTGCTACCGATCTTGATCAGGGCTGGCACCATTCGCCGTCCAACCGCGAGATTGCGGGCGTGGTCGATCTGGAAACGGCCATCAACTTCTATCCGTCCGATTACCAGAACGACACCAATTTTCTGAATGAGGCCGGTATTGTTACCGCCATGCGCTCGTTTGCCACCGGGTTTCGGACGTTTGGCAATCGCTCGGCGGCGTTTCCATCATC